TTCCGAAAGTCTAAAATCATCAATGTCCCCAATATCCATGGATTCATATCCCCCAAAATCTCTTGGAGATCCTTTGAACCAATGATTTACATCGCCCCGATTCATCTTAATCTTTTCCCAATATTCTCTAGATTGAAGTTGATAATGATTTATCAATAGTTCAGGATCATCTGACATATCTTGAGTTGATACATTAATACCATTTCCATTTACTTTAGCAGAATGTATGTTAAATGATTCTATACTAAAGTCAGAATTTAAAATAACTTTTGGAGCATTGAATTGAATCCACTCAAAAAAAGAATTACCAGGACTTTTCATATAAACTTTACCGTCATATTCACATCTTTTCGTAAAAGAATGAACTATAGATGATGGTTGTTTGACATGACCATTAGAATTAAACCAAACCCAATTAGCAATTATGCAGGCATACGATTCATATTTCTGCAATATATTTTTTAAATCCATTTCTTTAGGACTATAAAGAAATTCATCAAGATCTAAATTAACAATCCATTGAGTTTCATTTACAACTGGTTTAAAAAATTTATTATTAATATCAATTTGTCTTCCAGTATATCTTTCCGAATTGTCATTATGATATAAAGTAACAAATCCATCCTCAATATAAGGATTGAGAATATTCATATAATCATCAGTGCTAAAATCATTTACAAGATAAATGTGATCGACACCATGAAATTTGTAATGATCCAACCACTCTTTCATTCCCCAACTTTCATTTTTAAAAACCGAAGCAATAGAAAAATAATATTTTTTCATAACAACTCTCCAATAATTAAGTAGATGCTCCTAGAAGTTCATACCTATATGCAGGAGAATGAATCATTTTTGCTTCATATGAAAATTGCTCACTAGGAATGTTTCCAGGTTTGGCAAAAGAGGGGTGAAGTATATGAAACTGATCTGCATAATCTATTCTATATCGGTTTAGATGATTTTCATCAAGAGCACTGGATACAACTTTAGAAACAAAATCATTTTCTATATCTACTTTGACTCTCCTATCCAGTTCCTCTACCATATCAAAAACCTTGGGTACTTTTCCACCCCATAGGCATCCCTGCAAATAAACTTCATCAATTTCTTCTTCTTTCTTTACGCAAGATAAAGATTCAGAATTTCTTTCGAATGGTCTATTTCCACCAGCATACCTTGTCCATTCTTTAGTAAAACATGGATGCTGAACGGCAAAAAAATCTTTCGTATCATCAAAGAAACTTTCATAGGTAATTACTTCTGGGCAAGCATAATAATCAGCATCGATATATGCATACCAATCAAATTCTTTTAACCTATCTTTCAAATTTTTAATTGTCTCAAATCTGTACAATCCACCGATAGTTTTATGGATCATACTAACCCACCCATTAGGGGCATAATCATGTGGAGTTTGTTCGTACTTGTCCGTTGTGGGTATTATAGTAATATTATCGGGTAGATCTCCATCAAATACACCATCAGTTAAAACAAAGAAATGCTTCTCACATTCTGGCACAAAGTATTCATTTATCGTTTCATAGTACTTGGGAAAAAAGTTCACATAATTCCCAGTACCAATAAAACTAATAGCAATTTTTTTCATCAAATCCATTCCTCAAATAAAATTTCAGAATCCTTAAAAATATTTATATACTGCTCTTTAAGCACTTTATACTTACTTTTTGGTTCAAAAAATCTTTCATGGAATTCGCAATAAAAATGACTGATTAATTTATAAGAATTATCATGAACAATAGAAGGTAGGATAGAAAACTCTGCTCCTTCTACATCCATTTTGACAACAACAAAGTCACCATTACTTACATTTTCCTGAAGAAATTTTGAGAAATTAATAGATTCAACTTCAACCTTTTCCTCAAGGTAGTCAAATCCATAATGATAAACATGATCATAATCAGGAGGATCTGTTAGGATGTTAGATGATTGACTAAAATGTCCGTCAGCATAAGGTCCACCTTCATCACGAGAACAATTCATGGATATTTTACCATCCTCAATATAAACAGCTTTATTAAAATGAGTTATATTATAACCTTCTTCTAAAAGAGCATTATATTCAGAAATTGACTTTTTATAGGTAAAAGGATTTGCTTCAAAGCAATAGCATTTCCAATCCCCATCAATATTATACTTTTCGGCAAATTGCCTAAATCCCTGAAATAAATGAGTTCCACAATCAATAAAAATGTTCATAGCTCTATCCAAAATACTTCTTCACATGGTATGCCCCATTCTATTCTTTCATCACACTGATCCTTTATAAGTTCATCAACAACATAAACTTTATACCCAGCATTCAATAAGTCTAAACACAAACGATACTGTTGACTTTCAGTGAGAATATCAGTTTGCTCCTTATATGTAATGTAATGAAAACAAAATGGAAGATTTTTAGTATTTTTATTTACAAAATAATTAAACAAAAACTTTGCATGTTCATTGTTAAAATCATCGGTGGTAGATCCAAGATTATTATTCAATCCCAATTTTTTCATATAAACACCAAAAGCTCTATTGTCTCTTGGTAGGCATGGACCACCAAATCCAAAACCATAATTTATATACTTGCCACCAACCCTAGTATCACTACCAATTGCTTCGAGAACATGGAATATCTCATCCTCCATGCCAGAAAGAGCAAGAACTTGTCCAACCATATTGGCATAACTGATCTTTGTAGTGAGGAAACAATTAACTGCTATTTTAGTAATTTCAGCAGCTTTGGTGCTCATAAAATAAATTTTAGGAGGATTTTCTTGTATCTTAAGATAGATGTCATTTAATGCATAAAGATGATTTCCTCTACCTCCAATTAAAACCATATCAGCATTTTGGAGATCCTTAATAACGGATCCCTGTGCAATAAATTCTGGATTATAAAATACATCAACCCCATATGCTTGGAGTTTTTCCTGAAACTTCTCACAATCCCCAGGATTTGTTGTACATCCAATAACTAAAGATTTTCCTTTTACTGAAAAATTAGCATTCTGAAGATCATTTACGACATTCCAAATACTAGAAATATCATAACTACCGTCAGATAAAGATGGAGTTGCAACAAGAGTATAGAGAATATCGCATTCTTTAATTACATCTAAATTTCCAGTCTTAAATGTAATATTTTTTGATTCGGAAAGAAGTTCCTGAACATGTGGTTCATTTGTAATGATTCGTTTATCTTGAAGATCTTTTACATAATCTTCACGAACATCAGATGCCACAACTTCATATCCTGCCTTCTCTAAAAGAAGAGCAAAACAAATTCCAAGTCTTCCGGCACCAATAACACCTATTTTCATACGTCCAATTTAGCAGTGATTAATAAATGCCAACCAAGATTTTTCTCAAGAGTCCTAAACATTTCAAAAGGCATAGATTGAAACCAAGGTTGCTTAACATATTCACCCCTTTTATAGGGTTCAATTTGATAGGGAAATATATGATCCTGTTCGATAGAAACCACACTATATCCATCTAGTAATTCTAGCACATCTTTTTTAGTATATGTATTTGCAATCGGACATCCATACTGTGCTTCAGGTTGATCTAAACCTGCATCAATCATATAATTCTTCCAAGAATCTTTTGCATAAAGCATGATCTTAAGAACACTGTCCTTATTCATATATTTCTTAATTTCAGAAATAATCTTTTCTGGATAAGGACTGTGATGAATTACTCCAAAAGAATAAATCAAATCATAAGTTTCAACAGGAACAAAGGTAGAAAGTTCTTCGGCATTTCCAGAATAAAACTTACCTTTTTGATCAAAGACTTCAAATCTTTTTTTAGCAAGTTCAAGACTAGATTCTGATAATTCTACTCCAGTATAATCTGCACCATGAAAAGCAAAATTAGCTCCAACTGTAGCAAGACCACAACCAATTTCTAAAACTTTTTTACCTTCCCAACTTGAAAATTCAGTAAACTTGATAATGTGAGGTTCTGCCCTAAACTTCTTACGTTCCACCTCATTAAAGTATTCTCTTGTACCAACTTCCTTTGAGGAATGTTTTACATTGCAGGGACGATCATCCCAAAACTTTTTAACATCATTAATAGTTGAAGTCATAATTTGAAAGTGGGGATAGAAATCATTTTATGTTTGTTTTGTGTGTTGAATTTATTATATGTAGATATGGCATTTATCTGTTCTTCGCTTAAAAACATGGGGTCTTCATAAAAACCTTTTTCCATTACCCACTCAAGCATCTCATAAGAGGTTCCAATTTGATCCTCATCAGTTCTCCCATCTTCCCAGAGACCATCTGTGGGTTGTGCTTCAATAATACGTTGATCTATACCAAGATGCTCACCAAGTTTCCACACTTCTGTCTTGTAAAGGTCCGCAATAGGGGCAATATCAACTCCACCATCACCATACTTTGTATAAAATCCAATACCATAATCTTCCACTTTATTACCAGTTCCAACAACAATTCCACCAACAGATCCAGCAATTTGATATAAGGTCATCATACGAAGACGTGATCTGCTATTAGCAAGGGAGAGTTCATTTACTCCAAACTCCCTCATCGTATACTCGAAAGTATCAAAAACTTTAGTAAGATCAAATTTATTAACTATTACATTAGAAAAGTTTTGTTGAAGCCAATCTAAATGCGTATCAGATAATACTTCCTGATCTTCTTTTTGATGAATTGGCATACCAAGTGCATACACAGGAAGACCTGTAGAGGCAGCAAGAGTTGAAGAAACTGCAGAATCAATTCCACCAGACACCCCAATCACAAGAGATTTGATAGAATTATCTACACAATATTGTTGAATCCATTCAACAATCCTATCTTTCAAATCAGAAAAATCTTTAATCCTATTCATATACAATACCAATTATGAGGACAACTTTTTAGATTGAATTTGTTCGGATATCCAATTATAGGTTTTACGAATACCATCTTCAAGAGTTTGAGAATAATCCCACCCAAGCTCTCTACGAACTACGTCATTATTTGAATTACGACCACGAACTCCAAGAGGAGCGTCTAAAATATGTTCCTTTTCAACGTTCTTACCGGCAACTTCAGCAGCAGTATCAACAAGTTGATTGATAGTTACCATCTCCTCAGAACCAATATTAACGGGTCCGATAAACTCACTATCCATCATTCTCCTGGTTGCCTCAATACACTCATCAATATAGAGAAATGATCTAGTCTGCTTACCATCACCCCAAACCTCTATAGTGCCGCCTTCTAGGGGTAGATAAGCGACTTTACGGCAGATTGCTGCTGGTGCCTTTTCTCTACCACCTTCCCAGGTTCCTTCGGGTCCAAAGATATTATGATAGCGAGCAACCCGAACAGGGATCCCATAATTACGATGATAAGAGAAAAATAGTCGTTCAGCGAAAAGTTTTTCCCAACCATATTCTGAATCTGGGTTAGCGGGGTAAGCAGACTCTTCACGGCAATCAGGATTGTCAGGATCTAGTTGGTTATGTTCAGGATACATGCAAGCAGATCCGGAATAGAAAATTTTAGTTTTGTTTACACCTTTAAACTTATTAAACTTTACAACCTGATCCAACACATTCAAATTAATCGTTGCCGAATTATGCATAATGTCGGCATCATTCTCACCAGTGAAGACAAATCCGGCACCACCCATATCGGCAGCAAATTGATAAATTTCATCAAAGGGTTCGCAGAACTTATCTTCAATTTGTTTGTAATAATTTCCAAGATATCCAGCAAAACGAATTGCTTTACGAACTATATAAACATCTCTGAGGTCAGCAACAATAAATTCATCTGCTTGACTTTGAGAAAACTCCGGATACTTAAGATCTACACCACGAACCCAATAACCGTCTGCTCGCAGTCTTTTTACCATATGACTTCCAATAAAACCACCAGCACCGAGAACAAGTGCTGTTTTTTGACGATCAATCATTAGATTAATAAATTCTTCTTAGTATATATTATACTAAAAAAGGGGAGTTTATGCAACTCCCCCTTTGGGTTTTTACCAGGCTCGCCACCAATTCTTTTACTGGAAATTGGAAACCAGGCGGGAGAGAGTCCCATCCGCACCAATTGCTTTTGAAAAAAGCAATAAAACAATAGGGTCATATTTGACTCCACCAGTTCTTTTAAAGTCTCTCCGTGACTGAAGGGGGGGTTCCCGACCAGGGTTTTTAAAGACTCTCCATGTCTAATTCTGGATATATTTGATGCTTCAAATAGGAAACAATTAATACACCACGTCTATAATCACTTCTATTAAATGCAGAATGAACGCTAGTTTCAACAAAAGGATTTATATCTTTGTTCTTAAGAATTCGAAGTTCATTCAGAACTTGCAACCCACATTTTCCACCTTTAGGAATATCTAAACTGTAATGATACTTAACAATGCTAGTTTTTCTTTGATGAATTGGAATATGACGATTATGCATTACAATTTCATCATCAGCATCATAATGAGGATCTACTTCTGAGTGAGGTTCAAGCAGAGAAAAAACTGCAAGAACTGGTTTAACGTCAAATGACATTAATAGATTAATAGTAAAACAATTTTGAACCTCTAGGGGTAAAAGTGGTATAACCTTTCCACCAATTATTAATGGGCATACTTGCCAAAAATACCCTGTTTTGGGAGGCATTTTTAATTTTGTTAAATCATCACAGACTAAATCATAACTATGAGAATAATCAACTAGATAATCTTTTTCTACAAAATTCAAATAATCATTTTTAATTAATTTATAATTATCCAATAGTTGATTATTATCAATAACTTTAGAAAGTGGCAAAAACATTTTAATCTTTAATATAACAAGGTACAGTATCTGGATCTAACCATTTAGCATATTCAATGTCTTCCATTGCAAGAGAGCATTGCATCCCATTATCAAATAGATAAATGTCATTCCAACGTTTAGTATAATAATTTTGTTTCTGTAGACGAAAATCTGGTTTACCATTTATATCTAGAATACCCGCTTCAATAAAACGATATCCTTCACGTTCAAAAAGAACTTTACTCATCAAACTTCTGCAGTTTCAAGATCAGCGGCAACATATTCCATTAGGATTTCATAATCATCAAGAGGATCACCAGAAAAAATTATACCATAACTTTCATAGAAACGACGAACTTTTTTATAAAGTTTCGGATTTTTAACATCAAGATAAAAATCACCGTTAGCAGCGCCACGAAGAGTTTGAACGTCTTTTTTAAATTTTTGGGTCAGAGCCATTGTCTTGATTTAATTACACAAGTATTATAATGGTTGAACAGTTTTATGTCAAGTGTGCCAGATAAAAAACTGGCAAGTCGGGGTGACAGGATTTGAACCTGCGACCCTCCGCTCCCAAAGCGGATGCGCTACCAAACTGCGCTACACCCCGGCAACTAGATCAACTAGTAAAATCAATTGTACCACCAATTCCCCAATAAATTTGTGTCGGAATATCATAATCATAGTAAAGCGTATTTTTATTACCAGTTAAAAGATATGCTGGGGCAGAAATCAATTGATTCCAGGTAAAACCTCCAGTTACATCATCATACAAATCAGTTGACCAGACATCAAAAGATTTTCCACTATTGGGATATTGCCCATATACTAGTGTATTATCACTTCTCCAAGTTATATATTCTTGATTGGCCAGTGGTTCTCCTGGATACATCCCAAAATTAGCAGCCGGTGTAAATGTATACCCACCTACAGCAGTGATGCTTGATGGTGTTGTCAGTTGAACTTGTGCGTTTAGGTCACTAACTGTGATGACTCCAGTCCAATCATCCCCAGTAGTGCTATTAATAGTATAATTAACAGTTGCCATATTTAATAATGCTTAATGATTTTTGTTTTATTTATGCTGCATGAAACACGATTATCTGGGATATGCATTTGCCAATCCCCACTGAATAAACAGTATAATTGAAGAAAAAAGGAGAATAGAAGATATAAAAGTTTTATTCATCTAATTCAGAGTAATTTTGAGCCATGGTAATATAGGTGGAATTACCCCAATAAGTCTGAGTAATCCTTCAGCAAATAGTCCAAGAACAACCCACCCAACACACATACTAATGATAGAAGCATTTCGATTATGTCTACGTATTGCTATTGCAATAGACTCATCAATCATTTGCTGAACTTCATGTTTATCCATTTTGTAAGAAGTCATAATACTTGTTTCTAATCTCTACATCTACATCATCAAGACTCGTTAATGGAGGAATCCATTCTTCATTAATAAGTTTATCGGCAAATCTATAAACATTCGTATCAAGAATTATTTTTAATCTTGTAAAAGAACTTAAAATAAACGCTCTCTTCCGAAAGTGTTCGTCTTTGATTCTCATTTTTTTCCGTTAAGATATTTTTCTAATGGGTCTCTTTTTGTTTTAACTATTTCACATGCTCTAGTGTAAAACATATTATTAGTATTTCCAGACTTCTCAAAAGTCTGCTTGATCTTCACCCAGTTGTCGTAGGTGTGCTGATCCATAGAGTTTTAAGTTGAATACTACTAATTATACTAATAAGAATTTTCAGTTTGTCAACTTTGTGTTGATTTATTGATAAAAAACGGAAGGTGGGAGAGTCGAACTCCCAAGGGCTTTAACACCTCAACGCTTTTCAAGAGCGGTTCCGTCGCCAATCGGATTGACCTTCCTTATAGATAAGTAATATATCATATATTTTATATAATGTCAACTAAAATTAAAAGATTTAAGAGAAGAAAATATTTAATAAAAGCACCCAAACAAAGATGTGAGTTTGAAAAAATTTTAAGGAAATTTGGTTTTCGTGATAGATCTCCAATTCATGATACGAAACTTATATACGTTCCGGTATTGAGAGATATTCATTTGCCAAATAACGTCACATTGTCGGGATTTTATTTATTTTATCCAAATAAAAAAAGTTTTTTATATAATTCATATCTAACATATTCTAAATTCATGAAAAATAGAAGGTTAGTTAAATCTATAAAAATACTTTTAAATGAAATTTATTACGAAGAGAAAGCAAGAATTTGTGAAGTTGGATGGAAAGTTGAGCTTGGTTTAAATATAATACATTTAAATAGTAGACAGAAGGCAACAATATATATTAAAGTTTTAAAATTTGCTAAAAAAATATTAAAAAGTGGTAATGAATTCTATCAACCTAAAGAAAATGATATGCTAGTAAGTACTCCTAATGGACCAAAAGGTCTTCAAAGACTTAACAAAAGGGGGAAACTAAATGAAAGAATTGGATTTGGTAAAATAAAGGAAAGTAGAAATCAATATGGAAAATATAATGATAAATTAGACTTAATTCCCATTTAATTGTATGCTATAATATTACTATTTACGGAAATGAAAACAACAAATAAAATTATTAAAGTAAAATCACAGCAAAAAAAACAAACTATCAAGTTGCCAAAATTAAGGTTGGAATTTGAACGTTTAATTAAAAAATTAGGATACAGAGACAGATCTCCTATTCATAAAAGAAAAGAAAGAATAAGAAATCAGATTAACTATATTTGCCAAGATGGATCTGCTATGGGAATATTTTGCTTTCTTATTCCTTTCCTGACGAAAAAAAGTTATATCTACATTGATTTTAAGTATCTAAAATGGATAAATGATCCGCATTTAGAATTGAAAATAAAAACTTTAGCAAAATATATAAAACTTGAAGAAAAAACAAGAATAGGTGAAGTTGGGTGGGAAGTAATTTACACTAAAAATCCGGATCAATTTACACTGAAAGAGAAAGTAAAAATTATATTTGACCTCTTTCAAAAAATGACCTTAATGTTGAAAGAAGGTGCATTTAAGTTCACCCCCCGACCTGGAGATATATTAGCATCTAGACCATATGGTCCTAAAATAAACGAAGGATTTACTAACTCATCTATCGTTGAAGGAACTAATCAAAGAGGAAGAGTTGCTCAAAGATTTGGTTTTGGATCAGTAAAACAAAATGACTTTCAATATGCAGAATATGATAAAAATGGAAATTTAAATCCTATCTAATTTCAAAATCTAATTTACGAATCTTCCTTTGTCTCCTTTGTTCTTGCCAAGCAATATCTTCCTTGGTAAGAAATGAAGATTTTTTATAACTATTATCAACAGAAGAAACCATCACAACACGACTTAAATCTATTGCAGATACACTATCTGCACGAACGGTCATCATATTAGAACATCCACAACATTGAGTTCTAGTAGGATGACTGACTAATTCTTTATTACAATCTCGACAACGAACGATCATTGACATTATGAAACCTCTTGGTAGTTAATTATGTATACGCAAATATGCCCGATATAGGTTCCGCCCCTACCGATGCCTGCTTGTAAGGCAGGTCCCTTCACTAGCTGGGTCATCGGGCCTTAGATTAAATTAACATGTACTCTACAGTATTTGCAATATCATTCATTGCATCACGCAAATTTTCCCTTTGTCCGGATTCTTGTCTACGAATCGGACGAGAACTATCACAAAGAGTCCAACGCCACTGATTCATTTCTTTACAGAACCACAAATTAATTTTCATTTTTCTGATATTCTAATTTGATCCAATTAATAAGAGCGTTAAGTTCCATCATAAAAGCATTATTTAATTGAACATCAGATATACCAAGTTCTTTGTATGCTTGGTCTCTTCGAAGAGCATCATCATGATAATACTCTAGTGCTTCAATAGCAAGTTGCCTATCTCGTTGAGAAATAAGAGACATATAACCCTCAATTCATTATCTATGATACTAAAAAAGGGGTTGTTTGTCAACCCCCCATATCTATATCAGTTTCCGATACGCTTCACAGCAATCCTTGATTTGTTGAGAATGCTTCCTGCAAGAGGAACATAACCCAGATCATCGGCAATCATTTGTGCCTTAGAACTCAGAGCATAATTGAGTGCCTTCTGAATATCATCTGCCTTGGCACCATTACCACTCTTATAGGCAAGAACCCAAGTCAGAGTGGAAATAGGATAAGCACCAGAGGCAGAAGGATTGGGATTTTCTCCAGCAAGATTACCATCAAGAGTAATACTATTCAGAGCAATAGCACCAGATTTAGCATTAGGAAGAACAAACTGTCCTGCCTTATTTTGAACTGCTGCTGCTTGGAGTTTGTTTGCTTTTACAAATCCAGTGTTCACATAACCGATAG